AAATAACTTCAGATAATTTGGAATTATTTAATAGGTTAGTTGATTATATTAGGGAATTTAAGGTGGTTGAATGACTGAGAAAAGATTTCGAGTGTTTAAAATTGATGATATGTATGGGGTTAGTGATGATGTGACACAATATACTGTTGCTTGGGATAAGTCAAAATTGATAATGGAAAACTTATGTGTTTTATTGAATGAATTACAAGAGGAAAATCAAAGATTGTTGGAACTCAGTTCTGGGATATTAGAATTTGCAAAAGATGGAGGATTCTCCTGTTTAAGAAGAGATGGAAAATATTATATTTTTTCAGAGAATGTAATTCCAAAAAATAAAGCAATCATCAGCATTAACAGTCCTGATATACTGTTTAATGGTTATATTGCTGATAATGTAATGGGATTGATTGAAAAACTAAGTGAAAATGAATCATTTAAACACAGGGGGCTTTTTCATGAGTAAGTATTTCAAGTTTAAAGGTAGTTTTTTGTATGAAGGTGATGATCGTATTGGCAGCATACAAGACCACCATGTACTTCAAACTATTGAAGACAAGTTGAATGAATTATATGATGAGAATCAAAACTTTAGAAAAGAACTGCATGAAATAGCAGAAGACTTAAGGAAGATGATAAAATGAATGAAGAAAAACCAATAGGAATAGTACTACCTACCTGGAATCCTGATGAACCTAGATTCATTATTGCCGATTGCCCAAAATGTGATGATGACAGACAATTCAAAAACGGTGAATCAGTATACAACCAAAGGTTAGGATTTTCCTATAGTGTATCTGAAATTGTGGAAGTATTAAACAAAACCAGTGAACAGCAGGAAAAACAAGAAATGATCATAAGTAAATTATTACCTACAATCAGTTTATGCAATAAGTATCACATACCATTAGAAGATCTTCCAGCAACATTAGAAGAATACATTGCAAAAGACAATGAAGATTGGTGAAAAAATAAAAATGGAGGAAAAAGTATGATTTCTTTAGCAGATTTTATAAACGAATTCAGCAGAGATTACAGTGTTCAAAACTTCGATGATATCAACAGTGGAATCTTTGTTGCCAAAGTCAAGGAAGACATTTATCTAATGAAGAATGTGGACGTGAGAGAAAATGCCAAATGAAGTAGAAGAAACAATCAGAGTACTAAACACTCAACTTGAAGAGTACAACAAAAAATTAAAAGAAGCAAGTGATGCTTTGGATGAGTTCAGTAAATGCTGTGAAAAAACATTACAGAAAGTTGCCTTTGATTACATTTTCACATTATTATACAAATTAATCAAATTTTATGAAGTTAAAATTGATGAAACTTCAGCAGCTCAAAAAGAAATCTTGGAGAAATATGAAATACCTTACTCAAACAAAGAAGGTTAACACATATGGTTCAAGATAACTCAATGGAAGAAATGATATTCAATTATGTAAGAGCAACATGGTATGAAAGCAAATGCAAAAGACCTGAAGACATTAAAAAAATAATCAGTGAAGAACTTGCTAAAAGGCCAAATTACATGGACATGAATATGAGCAAACTTTGCCTGATCATCAAAAGAAGATGCATGGCAGAACTATAAAAATGAACTGTTATATTTTTGGGGGAATGTAATATTGACCGATTACGCAAGACTACTAAGAAAATATGAGAAAAATTATGTTCCTGGAGAACAACGTTCACTAACATATAACAATAAACTTAGACAGGAATCACTATTGAAACACAGAATGCTAATAGTAGACCAACTAACACTAGAAGCAAAATACCTATTATTGACAAAGGCCCAGAAAGAAGATGTCAAATACTTAGTAAAATTATTTAACAATAACTTCAAGACACTCCACAGGAGAGTTAGTGATGAAACAATCATATTGGCATTCATATTTTTCATCAAAAAACTAGATGATCCAAAAATACAATTGAAAAATTATCGCATCAGCAAAAAGTATAACCTAACGGATACTATTTTTGAGTTGATTCTCTGCAGGATAACAGACTATTTCATGAAACGTTCACCTTTAAAAATTAGTGAATGCAGGAGGGATGATCATGAGGAAATGGTGAAAACTGGTGACTACACCTAGAATGTTGCCAGTAATGCATATTATAAGTATAGAGGATAAATGAAAAATGAAAGCAAAAAAAATTATGGTGATACCCAACTAAAAGAAGAAAACCCTGTCAAATATTACCTCAAACACATTGGTGATAAGCAAATAATGGAAACTCTACGATGGGAAGACATTGAATTATACAATTTCGTTCAAAGACTACACTACGTACAATCCTTCCAAACTAGAGAACCATTACACAAATGCCCAAAATGCAAAGAACCAATAGAAGAGGATGAATGGGGAGAAGAATATTGCTCCAAATGCGGTTTAGTCACAAGAAGCAATTATCCGTATGTTGCTTCACAAAAAATAATATTCCCATATGGAATAAAATTATAAGAGTATGTTTTTTTATCCTTCCTGCTGAAAAAAAAGAGAATAAAAGATAGATTGTGTTATTTTTTTATGCATAGGAATATCACCCAGATATAGAATTTCGATTTTACACCGCTATAAAATAATTTTAAGACTGCCAAATTTTGAAGTTTAATTAAAGGAATAAACAAAAAAATAACCGACTTTGCAATTTTCTTGTACTCAGGAATTAAAAAAAAGAATAAAAAAATGTGAAACACCTTGGGGCTTTAAAATTTTATTCTTTTTTTTTACGTTGCTTTCATGTTTTAACCCTCAACATGTTTTTTTGATAAAATAATAATCGTAAATTAACATCATCTCTCTAAAAAAAAACTTTCTTTTTTTTTTGGTGGGAGGGATAAAAAAACATACTCAAAAAAATTACCTGCTGTGGTTTTTTTTTGAACACAGTACTCAAAAAATAATCAACTATTCATAATAATCTCCAAAAAAACCTGGTGTTGCAAAAAAGGTGAGGTGTCAAAGCCTCCCACAGCATTTCATACTATTTTTTTAAAAAACTAAATTTTAAAGTGATATCACATGACAACAACATACAAATACAAATCGAAAATAGCAACTGCCATATCCTTCCTGGCAGCATTCATAGTATACATAGGCAAAGATGGATTAACACAAATCATGCCAACAGAATATGCAAACCTAATACCCATAATAATCCTCATAGCAGGATACATCCTAACACAAACCACAGAAAACAAAAGAGTTGAAGTAGCCGAACAAATGCTCTACGAAAAATTCGATGAAGGCACACCAGATCCAGCTAGTGAATACAATAATGAAGACTATCCCATAGTTGGAGATGATGAAGATGCCCATTAACGAAACACCATGCACAGAACATGAAAACCAAATACAGGAACTATCAAGAAAAACCGCTGAACTCGAAACAAGAGCAGACTACAAAGACCGCAGAATCAATGAGTTGATTGAAAATAATAAAAGAATCGAATCCAAACTAGACAAACTAACGGAAACAGTTAATGAAGTCATAGTCAACAGCATAAAAGATGACAACGATTTAAAGCAAAGAGTCATTACATTAGAAACAAAAATAGAAACACAAAATGACGTGCTTGAAAAATACAAAGAAGATTCACGCAAACAACGTGATGAGGATAGGCAAAAAACCAATACTCGATTGACTTATATTAGTGTTGGTTTGGCAGTACTGGTTTTCGTTTTAACTTATATTTTTAAATGAAATTTTTTATTATATTTTTTTATTTTTTGTGGAAACTTTCCAATTAGTGGAAACTTTCCAAGTTTTCCAAAAGTTTCCAATAAAATTAGTAATTGGTATGTGTTAACATGGCAAGAAAAAGCAAAGTTGAAACATCATCCCATTATAATGAAATAGTGGAACTTTTAGTTGCAGGTTATAGTGGAAGATATGTTTCAGATTATCTGGAAAAGGAATATGGTGAAAAGATAACTCATGCCACTTTGAACAAATACAAAAAAGATAAACTTAATGTTAAAGCTGCTGTGAGAAAAAAAATTCTTGAGAAAGAAAAAGAGAAACAAATCAACAAAGAAGTTCAAGGTCAAGAAACTTTTGAAGTAGCAGCAGATTACAGGTTCAAAGATATTCAAAAATTAGATGTTTTAATCCAACAAGCTGAATCGATTAATTTAGATTTAGATGCAAAACCGTATGACCCTGAGAAATATGATCCTTACAAAGAACAAAATCTAAAACTCAAATTAAAAGATTTAGGATTAAAAGCATTGAAACTCAAGTATGAGTTAATTGATGAAGATGAACTAAATGTAAATATTCAAGATGATAGAGTTATAGGGTTGGCGGAGTCAATTGAAAGGAGCAGGCAAAAATACCTCCAAGAAGAGGAAAAGTAATGATTATTTTCATTTTGGGGATTGGGGTAAAACTGCATTAAGATTTTTATTCACATCAGATGCCTGGATAAACATTGCCTATGGTAGTGTTAGATCTGGAAAAACAATAGCATGCAATGCAAGATGGATTGAATTCATTCTCAAAAGTGAAAGTGATGAATTTTTAATATCTGGAAAAACTTCACAATCACTTCGTAGGAATGTAATCAAACCATTAACAAAAATGCTGAATAATGACAACATCGATTATGAATACCGTAAACATGATGGAGAACTTGAAATAAAAGACAAACTCTGTTATGTGATGGGATTCAATGATGAAAAAGCTGTTGATGTTATTGCAGGTATGAGTGTTGGTGGATGGTATGCAGATGAAATCGCAAGATGTCCAAAATCTGCGGTGGAGATGGCCATATCACGTTGTAGTGATATTGGAGCAAAAATGTTTTGGAACACCAACCCTGATAGTCCTTATCATTTCATTTATGAAAATTATATTAACAACAAAGAATTGGTTAAAGCAGGAACTGTGAAAAATTTCAAATTCCTGTTAGATGATAACCCAAATTTAGACCCTCATTATGTTACTGAACTTAAAAGAGTAAATCAAAAATCTGAAGTATTCTACAAAAGGAATATTCTTGGGGAATGGGTAATTGCTGAAGGTGCAATATATGATATGTTCAGCACCAAAGAAAACGTTTACAAAAAATTACCTTTCACAATCCTAAAAAACGATATTAATATCTGCTGCGACTATGGAGTCAGCACAGTTACTACTTTTGGAGTAATGGGAATTCACAAAGATGAAAAAGAAGGGAATACCTATTGCTTAATGGAAGAAACTTATTATGATAAAGAAGAAATGGGAGTTGCTCAATCAGATAGTGAGAGAGTAGATGATATTGTGAAACTTCAAGACAAACATGATTTAGATAATTCCAATACTATTTATTTACCTCACGATGCAGCAAGTTTGAAAGCGGAATGTCAAAAAGATTCACGTATCAAAATGCAAGTGGAAACATATGCACCAAACACATATGAAGATATTACAAGCATTCAAAACTTGATTGCTACAAGGAGATTCTTAATACATGAAGATTGTACTAACAGTATAAGTCAAGCTCAAACTTACAGTTGGGATAAAAAAGCTCAACAACGTGGAGAAGATAAACCTTTGAAAATTAATGATCATTGTTGCGATATGTGGAGAGGGGGAATCTTTGGGCCTCGTATGATTAAATCAACACCTCAAATAGGAATGGTATATTTATGAAGATTATTGATAACATTAAAAAAACAATTTCAAACCTTCCAGGTATTCGTAGACCTCAAGACCATAGTCTGTATAATGCATTCCTTGGGAATTATGCTTGGGCACAGCGTAGGTCAGATAAACCTGCAGGGGATTTTGAAGTATACTATGAAGCATTGAATAATGTGTATGTTCACAGGTGCATTCAGGTAGAAATTGATTCACTTCTTGCTACTGGTTTTCAAATAAATAATTTGGATGAAGAAGAGATTAACATTGCTAGAACAAATTACTTGTATAATCTCTTTAATAATCCGCAAGGGTATAAAAGTGAAGTTACCTACCCAATGTTCCACAGTCAATACATTAGGAGTTTTGAAGGAACTGGAGATGCATTCATAGAATTAAACCATGAAGAATTATTCCAACAAGAAGTGCCTACAGGATTCACATATGTTCCAACAGAATTATTGAAATGGTATCCTGATACTGAACAATGGGGATACCGACAAATGGATCTAAGATATGAACCTGAAGAACTGATTCACATTCATGAACCTAACATAAGGGCCAAATCCAGTAAATGGGGAATGTGCAAAATCGATAAGATAGGCCTTGCAATCAGTATAATGTTCTTGGGTATGAAGTATAATAAAACCATCATGGAAAATGATGGTATTGACCCAAAAGCAGTACTATCATTCGATAAAGATATGGATGACCAATCATTCTTAAATGAAATCAGCAGACTAGGTGCTTTGAAACAGGAACAGAAAAAAGGCGGAACATTAGCAATCAAAGGCGGAGTATTCACCAGTCCATCCATAAATATAAGAGATATGGATTGGGAAAAACTACTCACATTCAGCCGTGACATGATTATTACCGCTTATGGAGCTCAACCTGCAATGGTAGGAGTAATCGAAACCGCAAACCTTGGAACAGGCAGTGGTGAATCACAAAAGAAAAACTTCAAAGACACATTACAAGGAAGAGCAGCATTCATCGAAGGAGCATTCAACAAAGTATTAGGCCATAATGGTTTTACTGAATTATTTAGATTCAATGATCTTGATATTGAAGACAAATTGAACCGTGCACAGATTGAAAATATCAGATTACAAAATGGTTCACTAAGTATCAATGAAGTTAGATCCAGTTATGGAGAACAACCTGTAGCATGGGGAAACGTTCCAATGAATTATCAAAATTACGGAATGATACCAAACCTGTTACAACCTACTAATGTAATGCCTTTAGGTGGAGATATTGAAAAAGCAATAGACACAGTTCAAAAATATAAATCAAAATTATATTCATCTAATATTATCAACTACAAAGGAGAATAATTTTATGGATTGGATAAAAATCCCATTTATAAAAAAGTTATCTCCTGAAGAAATCAGTTATCTCAAATCATTAACAGATGGTTTGGATAAACAGATTGAGTTAGTTGCTGAATACCTTGGAAGTGAAGAATTTGCAGAAATATCAAGCATGAACCAAAGACAGATTGATGCATTCTTCAGGAACAGTGGTATCAAACAAAAACTTGATGATCTCATAGAGTATAATGCAAGTGACAGTGAACAATTCATCAGGCAATTTTATAAGATTGGAAGTGAATTGGGATATGAAGAAATCGGCGGAGTATTAGCATACACTCAAGCCGACAGAATCGCATTATACAATTTAAGTCAATATAATTTTAACCTTGTTACGAACTTAAATACTGAACTCCGTGATGGCATCCGTGAGGTTATCTTTAATGCAGTTGCTGCAGGAGATGGTTATCAAACCACCATGAGAAACCTCATGGAACTACCATTAACACCAATCAACAACACCATTTCAGTAAGAACAAGAGCTGAAATGATAGCAAGGACAGAACATGCAAGAGCAGTAAATTCTGGAACACTGCAAGCATATGTTAACTATGGTGTTGAAAAGGTTGAAATCATAACTGCAGGAGATGACATTGTATGTGATGACTGTTTGGATATTGAAGACAGGAATCCATGGACCATACAGGAAGCAATGGAATTATTGCCAATGCATCCAAATTGCAGATGTGCTTTTGCAGCAGTTATTGAGATTGATGATGACTTGGAAAGAGTTCCTGACCCTATTAGTGTTGACTTAACAGATTAATTTTTTTTATTCTCATTTCGCTACTTTGAGATGTGACCTGGAATGTCGTTAAACTTACCCTGGATGTAATTTTCTATCATTTGAAAAATATGCAAAAATATTAGACCCTCCTTTTCGGAAAATATACCTCGTTTTTTTAGAATAAAGAAAGAATTAAAGAATATTTTTTCCCAAGTCCGCTTGATGGAATCATTTTTAAGGTTTTTTTTAACTTTAGCTTTTCGCCTTTTTTCATTTTCCATCATAATAAGAATGTTCTTTCTTTCTTTTTCTAAAAAAAAGGTTTTCTTTTAGAGGAGTGTTGAAAAGAAAAACTTGATGATGTAGATGGAGTTTAATCAAATGATTAAGAAAGAATTCAAGGTTTATTCTCCATTAACAGCCAAGAGTGTAAAAGAATTCACCACAAAATCAGTTGATGGTGATGAAGAAAGAATTTTGCTTGAAGGTATTGCCTCTACTACTTCACGTGACTTACACGATGAAATAGTATCAAGTGCTGCTATCGACATGATGGCAGAGCAAGCATTAGCACTTAACATTCATGCTAGTCACTGGTACGGCTTGGAAGATGTTATTGGTGCTATAAAAGATGCTGATGTGGAGGATAAGAAACTTCATATTAAATTCTTAATCACTAAAAAGTACACTCCTGACATTAAAGATCTGCTTGACACAGGTGTCAATCTAGGTCTATCAATTGGTGGTTATGTCACCAATTATGATGAGAAAAACCGTATTATAAATGAAATTGAATTGTATGAAATCAGTTTAACACCAATGCCTGCTAACTGGGACACTTTCGGAACAGTTACAACCAGTAAAGGACTAGTGGAATCTACTTGTATTGCTGGTGCATGCCATGCAATTGTTAAAACTTTAGATGGAGATAAAAATATGGAAACAAAAGATGAAACCCATAAAGAAGAAGAATCTTCTGGATTAACTCAAGATGACGTTATTCAATTGTTTAATGAGTTAATGGCTGAAAAAGAAGAAACTATTGCACAAGAAATAACTGAAAAAGTAGAATCTCAGTTAGAGTCAATAGTTGAAGCAAAAATAGCCGAAGCTTTAGATGAAGATTCCTCCAGTGAAGAAGAAACTGGTGAGGAAGAAACTAAAGCAACCGAAGAAGAAGATGAAGAAGATGAACCTCAGGAAGAAGAAACTACTGAGGAAGAAGAAGATGAGGATGAAGACAAAACAAAAAGCTTCAATCCTGACATGATTACTGAAATAATCAGTAAAGGCATTGATAATGCTTTAGGCGATGACTTTGCAGACAAAGTTGCTGAAAAAATGTTTGGCAAAATAGACCAAACAAGAGGAACTGAAGGTTCAAAATACAAACAATTCCATGAATCATTACAGGATGAACCTCAAGAAACCCCTGTTGAAAAATCAACTTACTCTACCAAAGAAACCGCTGAAATACTTATGAAAAAACAAAGAGCAGCAAACCCAATAATGGCTGCTGCATTAAAAAACCTAGAATAATTTTAATGGATGTGATTAATAATGTCTGAACAATACACTATGGAAGATTTAATCTCCAAAGTTGCTGCTAACTCAGCAGAATTAACCGAATTAAAGAAAACTTTCCAACAAGTATCTGATTACCCAAATTCAATGCAAATTGAGTACTCAGATGAACTCAAAACCAAAACCTTTGAAAAAGCACCTTTCTTAAGATTCCTTGAATCCAAAGGTCAAGTATTTGATGGTAAAGCTGCACTCGCAGGATACTTCGCAGAAACACCTGGTGCAAACGATGTTGCATTCATCGATGAACTCGATGACATCCCTGCAGCAAGTGCTGAATCCATCAGTGAAGTAACCGACAAAATGAAAACCATCGTAGCACCTATTGAAGTATCTATGATGGCCCAAATGGGTAACTGGAACTTGGACTTATTACAAAGATACCAAGACAAAAAATTCATTGAAGTTAACAACAAAACCGATGAAGCAATCATTGAAGGTTACGGAACTGCTGCTAAAAAAGATTTCAAAGGTATCACAAGATCTATCACAACTCACACCGAAGAATTAAACGGTGCTGCAATTACCGAAGGTGTAATTGATGACATGTTAGAAGCAATCGTTAACGATGGGGGTAACCCTGATTGTATCGTATGTTCTTACGGTGTTGCTAAACAATTAAAAGCAATTGTTGCACCATACAGAAGATACAACGATAAAATCGACATCGGCCTCGGCCACAGAGTCACCTCATATGAATCCATGTTTGGAACTGACATTCCTATCCTTGTTGATGGTAACTTCGACACCACCACTGGTGACAAATTAGCAATTATCGATTCTTCAACAATCGAAGTAAGAAGATTAATGCCACCTACATTAATCACTGATTTACCAGTTAACAAACTCGCTTACAAAAATGTTATTGCAGCATTCTTAACTACTCAAAACATTGGTGAGTTCCAAAACGGTTTAATTACCAAAATCGGTGATGGAGAATAAACATTCTCCATTTTTTTTATTTAATTAATGGAGGAATTTTGAATGGCATTAACACAAAAACAATTAGCAGCATTAGATGCCTGTCCAGTAATGAAAGAATTAAAAGATTGGATTATTGCAATCGACAATGAAGATGAACCTTACCCAATCAAAAAATATTTCTTTATCAGTTACGGTGAATCAGCATGTACTACTGAATTAGGCCGTGGTACTGTTAAAACCACTGGTGTAACTACAAGCGGTTACGTTCAAATTAAAGTATTAAGCAACAGTACTGAACAATCATTTGTTGGTTCAAAATATTATGTTGTTGATACTGCTGAACCTGATGGTACTACTGCATATCAATTATACACTGGTGCAGGTAGCGGTGCTACTGGAATGTATGTGAAAATCTCTTCTTCCCCATTCCCTGAAGAAGAAGATGACAGTTAAGAATAAATTAATGGAGGCAACTTCATGACTTTAATTGATGTAACTACTTTGAAATCTCAATTAGATTTAGAAGGAATCTCATATGATTTTGATGATAGTCAACTTGAGTTGCTTCTAAATAATGTTAAAAATGAATTGGCAGGATACACTAATGTTCCGATTTCCCCTACAAATCATAAGAGTATCATCCATGATTTCAAAGGGGATATGTTGGAGTTAGATTATTATCCTGTTAATAGTATTACTTCTTTGAAAATTGGATCATCTACTTTGACAAGTGATGATTATGTTCTTGATGAACATCTGGGCATACTCTATTTACACTCAAAATTGAGTGGAATGTTAGTTGTAGAGTATTGTTGCGTGATTTCTGATGAGATGATTACTAATGTTGTTAATCCTCTCATTTTTGATATAATCAAATATAGATTAACCACTAATTTTACTGGTAATGGTGTTATGACCTCTGTTAAAGAGGGAGATGTGAGTGTTAATTATGATAGTAATTCAAGTTTAGGTAATTTAATTCAATCCAGAATTAAGGATTTGAAGAACTGTTACTCAATCAGAATCAAGGTGATATGATGGTATTCTTTCCAAACGAAAAATTGGAATTATTTGAATACACCGAAACTGATGAACTGAATAACTACCTCGAACCTAAACATGAATACACCTACGTTACAACAGTTCCATGTGACTTTCAACCAATGAGTCAGGCAGATTCTATAAAAGAATTCGGTGAAATCATTGAAGACACCTTCAAGATTTACCTAGACAAAGATGTTCCAATAACATCATCAATGATCTTAAGAATCGAAGGCCAAACAGACACATACGAAGTCACAGGAAAAATCATGAATAACAATCACCTAGTACCAATACAACACCTCAAAGTTGTTGTTCAAAAACAACGCAAACCAACACCAGTGATTGAAAACACTACAATTGATACTCCTAACGAAGAAGGAGAGAATCAAAATGATTGATATTGAAGTTAAAATCAATCCTAGTTTTTACAAGAAAGTCAACCACAACATTCTCAAAAAATGTGAAGCCAACACTATCAGTAAAACTACACTTGAAGCCGAAAACAGGTGCAAGAAAAAATCACCTGGGCCAGGTAACCAACTACCAAACACCACCTATAAAGCAAGTGGACATTTGCGTAGAGGACACTCAAGTGAAATCACACCTGAAGAAGGATTGGTTAAAAACAATCAAAACTATTGGGTATATGTTGTTCATGGTACAAGCAAAATGCCTGCAAGAAACTATCCAAAGCAGGTAATGAATGAATTATACAGTGAAAAATTCATGAGTAGGTTATTCAAAAGTGAATTGAAAAAACAAGGAGTGCTTGATTAATATGATTAAACCAATTCATGCAATCATAAAAATGCTACAAGGAAGAGTCATTTTAACAGATTCCACAGATGTTAGAATCGTAAAAAGAACCTATCCTATAGATAAGACTCCTTGCATAACCATTGATAACAGTGGCGGAACTGCAATCATCAACAAACACATCACAAACAAGGATTATATCATACCAACCAATCATCCACAATATGACCAGGAACATCCAAACAAGACTATTTCTCAACAAGTCATACGTGAAGAAAGAAACATCAGTTTGGACTTGAATGTCTGGTGCGATGATGAAGACCAAAGAGATGAAATCACAGAACTAATCTCAAAAATTTTCTATCAGGTACAATCAGATCATTATACTTTTTGCCAAAATTATAATGATGGAAATTGTACTTACCTGAAAACCGCTTGCAAAGTCAATGATAATTCCATTAGAGGAATTAAAAAACAATGTCCCAAACCAAAGGAGTATCACTATCAAAATATTTTTAATGCTTATGATATTATCAGAGCAACCTTCGATGTTGCTCCATCATATATTTTAGATGATTTAACTACTACTCCACCTGTATTGAGAAGTATTATTAGAGTTTCTTTCAGTTACTATGAATACTATAAGATAGGTGGTGCAGTCAGTGAAAACTTGAATGTTGATGAGGAATTATTATGACAAAACCAAAGAAGAAAGATAAAACCTCAAAAGAGAAATTCACACTCGTGGAATTAGTGTCTAATTCCGATTTGCACTACCCATTAATCGTGATGAATCTCTCTCGTGCAGGTTTACTGAAACAATATGAAGAAGAAGTGGAAGCTCAAGGAAGGTTAGACATTGAACCTACCATGACTGAAGCTGAATTTAACAAAATAATGGAGGCTTAAAATCATGCCTATTACAAAAAGACCTGGAGTATATTTTAACGAAACAACCGAATTTGAACTACAAGGAAACGGTGGAAAGATTCCAGTATTCATAGGAAAAACTGGAAACGAAGCTGCTACTGGTTACAAAGTTGATGGAACTCAAGTACTAACTTTCAAAAAATTTAGTGAAGCAAACAGAACAATTGCAAATGGTGGAATTGGTACAGACACTTCAACAAATGATTTATTAGCAGTATTAAAAGACTTCTTTGAAGAAGCAGAAATCCAATCTACTGAAGACATTGGAATTCCTTATATTTACGTTATTGATGTTGGTGCAGCAACCTCAAAAGATGTATGGTTATCTGCATTAACTACTGCTAAAACAATGAGAAAAGCAACAATTGAATTCTATGTTGGAGCAGAAAGCATTACTGACACTGGGTATACTTTAGTTACTTTCATTGAAGCAGCTGCTGCAAGTATAACCACAGAAACTGCAAACTTAAATCTCCGTACTGGGTTCACCACAAAAGCAGGTGCAACTGATGCTCAACTAATTGCATTAAACCCTACTAGCGGTGGAATCTTAAAATCAAGAATTGGTATTATCGAACCTTTAAAATTCGGTAAACACGCTGCAAGATTATGTGTAACACCATACTATATTGAACCTGGTTTCCTACCTTTCAGAACAATCAAACCAGGAACATTCACAAACAGAACCGATGCTCAAATTTTAGCATTACAAAATGCAGGAATCATCTTCGGTACTGATGAAATTGTTGATGATCTTGTTGTTTGCAGAATCAATATTGGTACTTCAACCGCTTTTGCAGCAGACCCAAGACCTGCAGACTCATTACTCCATGCAAGATTCAACGCAGACCACTTACTCCGTGAAGTGTTCAAAGCAGTATTCACTCAAATCAAAGCAAACGAAACTGCTTCATATCTTGTTAAAGCTCAAACCAAAGTTGATGCAGTAATCGATGAAGAAGTAAGACTTGAAAGAATGATTCCATACAATGCTGAAACTGGAGATGGAACAAAATTAACACTCAAAGAATCTGACAGCAACCCATATGACATGGATCTTGAAGGTCAAATTCAAGGTGTAAATTGTACTTACACAATCGAAGTTAAAGTGAAAATTAAAAATCCTGCAACTAAAGCAGTACAATCATAGGTGATATGAATGGCTGATGAAGTTTACTACGGTGAATCTCAATTAATGTTTGGTGACCTTGAAATTATTTGCGATTCATTTAAAACTACCTTTAAAAGAGAAAGTGAAGAATTAACTGCTACCAATAGTTCAACACCATATGGTACTCAATTCGGTAAAGAAACTATTGAAGCTGAAGCAAGTGATGTTGACCCTGCTTTAAGAAAAACAATCAAAAAATTATACGAACAAAAAGCAAGAGAAACACTTGCCTCATATGACTTTGAAGAAAGCACAGGAAATCTTGTTGAAGATGATGTGCTTTATGGAGCATACATAAAAGAGATTGGTAAGGAAAACGCAAACAAACCTTTCTCTATTAAATTTGGTGCTACAGGATATAAGAAACAATAATTAATTCATATTGTTTCTTATTATTTTTTTTGAATTTTTTTTCATGATTATAATATTATTATAAGGGAGGTCTAAACAATGGGAAAAGATGAAAAAGCTGCAAAATTAGAAAAGAAATTACTCAAAACAAAATTTCCATTAGAATGCCAACAATTACCAATGGAACATTTAACAGATGAAGAAAAAACTGTTGTAAATAAATGTATCAATAAAGAAGATTTAACAGATCAAGAATTCACATTACTAAAAGCAACATTAGAAAAATACAGAGAATACATCACCAAATACAAACCAAATGAAACTATTGATGCAATGGCAAAAACTGTTGAAATCATCAAAACAGAACAAGATCTATTAGACATACTTGATGATGAAACCAACAGACTATTAAAAGTACATTTAACATACAACAACAAGATTTTGGAATTAGAATTTGAAATATTACCAGTCGATGATTCACGTGCTGTAGATTACATGCAAATGAACATAGACTTATTCAAAGATTACAATGAATCAGAAAAAAGATTATTCGTTGAAGCCCAACAAGGAAAACCAATCACACCTGAAGAACAAGCGGTGATTAATAAAATGAATAAAGAATTAACTGCAATGGCAGGTCAGGAAAAATCAAAAATGGTTGATGGATTCCTTGCAAGTCAATTAAGATTACCAAACTCAAGTCAAGACTATAACAAAAGATTAGAATTCTGGAAAAAATTCCCATTCCTCGAAAAATGGGCTATCGTGGAAAAAGTGGAAAATAGGTTAGGTTTAACAGAAAAATCTAACGAACAATTATTTCCAGATGGCTAACAGTTTCTATGGTGAAGTTTACTTCCGTATAAGTAAACATTTAGGATGGTTACCATCCGAAGTAATAAAGAACAAATTTAATCCTGATATTAAATTTCTAATTTTCAAATATTCTCATCAAATACGAACAGAGATTGAAGAAAGCAACAAACTTAAGGAAAAATTAGAGGAGAATAGTTAAAATGGTTTCATATGAAGATGTACTACTCCGTATACGTGGAGAAGACCAATCAGGCAGTGCCTTCAAAAGTGCTGAACAAAGAGCAGGAGCATTAAAAACTGCTGTTGGAGGTGCAGTAACTGCAATGTCTGCATATATGTTAGGTTATGCAAAAGATGCAGTTCAATCAGCAATGACAGCAGAGCAAGAATGGCAAAAACTAGGTACTGCAGTTAATAACACTGGTGGTAATTGGGATAAACAATCTGATGAAATCAAAGGATGGGTAAAAGACTATTCAAACAGTATGGGTAGAAGTGTTGCGGATACAAGAGCAGCAATCACTACCTATATGAACATGGGAATGTCACTTCAAGATTCCCAAAACGCCATGAAAGCAACAAGTAATTATGCTGCTCAAATGGGAATAAGTCAAGAGCAAGCAGCAGGTCAATTACAAAAAGCATTCATGGGAAATGGGAAAGCATTGAAATCATTAGGTTTGGATATTAACGATTATAAAGATAAAACTACTGGGGCTATTGATAAGCAAAGATTATTAAATGATATTCTGGGCCGTACTGGTGGGGCTGCAGATAAATATGCAGATTCTGCCTCAGGTAAATTCCAAAGATTGAACAATGTACTTGCCAGTATGAAAACTGACTTTGGTGCAGCATTAATGGATGCGATAACTCCATTGATTCCTGTAGTTCAAGGTTTTTTGAATGTTATTAATGGTTTACCAGGGCCTGTTAAAAGTGTTGGTTTTGCAGCAATAGCATTAGGTGCAGGATTGGGTATTATAGCAGGGCCTTTAACATCAGTTATTGGTTTAATGGAAATGATGGGAATATCATTGCCTACCATTGGTGGTTTGTTAGGTGCTGTTGGTGGTGAAACTGCAGCATTATCTGCAGAAGAAATGGCATTGGCAGCAACTCAAGCAGGTTTAACCGCTGAAGAAATTGGTGCGGCAGCAGCTCATGCAAGTAATGGTGTTGCATTAGGTGTTGAAGGTGCAGCAGCAACAGGTGCAAGTGGTGGATTCTGGGCTATGGCCGCAGCAGAACTGGCAGCATTATGGCCTATACTTTTAATCATAGGAGCAGTAGCAGCATTCATAGTTGTTGTCGAACAAATCGGAGAAGCTCTCGGTTGGTGGACAGATTTCGGTACAATGCTTGACGCAATCAAAGCAGGTGTAATGAGATTATGGGATGCATTCATCAACAGTCCACAAGTTCAAGGAACGTTAGCAGCAATACAAGGAGCATTCCAAGCATTATGGAATGCATTGCAACCAATCTTCCAATGGTTAACAGATGCATGGAATAACCTCTTTAAGAGTGATGGTGCAGGAAGTGGAGGCCCTGATGTAGTAGGCCAAATCATAAATGCATTTGCCACACTCGGAAATATTGCAGGAACAGTATTCTCATATATTCAACAAGGATTTGCAATTTTAGCAGATGTACTCTCACCATTATGGGAAGGCCTAATGAACATTGTTGGAATATTCGGCCAGTTACAGGATGGAACTATCTCTTGGGAAGATGCTTTCATCCAAGTGATCACTACAATATTCACAAGCATTATGAATTTCTCTGCAAGAGTTGGTCAATTGGCCTTACAAATAGGTCAAAGATTATTCGGAGGAATTATCAATTTTGTTAGACAGATTCCAGGAAGAGTATGGACATTCTTAACTCAATTAGGCGGAAGACTAATAGCATTCTCTGCAATGGGCAGAACATATGCAATGCAAATGGGTCAAAGAATACTGAATGGAGTTATTAACTTTGTCAGATTATTACCAGTAAGAGTATATCAATTATTAATGTTACTTCCAGGAAGAATTGCTTCCGCTGCAAGTGCTGCAGTAGGAGCAGCAGCAAGTCTTGCAAGTCAAGTTGTTTCCGCAGTAATAAATGGTTTCGTAGGAATTGCAGAACATGTTTACACAGAATTCATGAACATTCCAAGTAGAATTAATCAGGCAGTATCTGATGCAGTAAGTGCTGCTGCTAACTTTGGTAGTGCAATAAAAGATGCTGTATTGAATGCGTTACATATTGCTTCACCAGGTATAATTCAAAGGAAGATTGCTATTGAGTTTGCAGATATTCCTGGCCGTATTGGTGAATCCAATGATTATGTTTATTCTGCTGCAAGAGATTATGCAGGCAACATCCTAAGAGGTTTCAATGCACCGAAAATACCAATGGATACTGTAGTGAACAATGCTAACTACACTCCAACATCAGCAAATACTGGTGGAAAAGTATTCATTGTTAACTTTAATCAAGGAGCATTTGATGTTGATGCACGTAACTTCACAGATAAAGAAGCTCAAGGAATTATAATAACCGCATTTGAATCATTTGATGAACCTACTGGAGGAGTATAAATGGCAATCATGTATGAATCACTTGAAGGAGCAAACCTCAAAATTATGGGTTATCCTTTCTACGTTGAAAAAGTTAGTGCTGATAATGCTATCCGAAGAAGAGAATTTAACTGGAATGGCCTAGTAGGTGGAACATCAAAAGTCAGCAAAGGCCAATATGTGCCTTTGGAATTCACTGTCACTACTCATGTCATGATTGATTCCACCAGACCTGATATTCATAACAAGATCTTTGAGGAAATGATGAGTAAACCTGTTGTTGTTAGTTCACCTGAAATAGGTGGAACTTTCAAAGCGATTGTGGTGATTACTCCAGGACATGAAAAACAGAACTGGCTTGAATTATCAATCAAGATTAAAGAAGTTCCAGGAAAAGATAGTTTGATTCCTGGAGAATCTTTTGTTGTTCCTGCTACTAAAAAGATTGATGTCAAAAAGAAAAACAAAACACCTACTGGTAAAGGTACTGATAAAGATAAGAAAACAATAATAACTCGTTTTAATAAGAGAAACAGTGCTGCTAAAAAAACAAAAGGTAAATGAGGTTCAATATTATGGCAACTACATTTAGTATATCTAGAGTAGGATTGGAAGTGTACACTACACTAGAAGAAGATGCAGAGGAATCTGAAAAAATTGAAACCTCATCCACCAAAGAAACCACTACTGACACTACTGACACTACTGCAGATACTGAATCTGAAGACACTAATAAAATCAAATATGAAACTGGGGAGATAACCCAAATAAATTATATTAGTGAAGCATTCAGCGATAGTTTTGAACAAGACTACAGTGACATCAGCAGCAACGCCACAGTATCAATGCCTATCAACTATATCAATCATTTCTACAAAGGCCGTAGAGTCTGCTTAAAGAAAGGATTACAAAATAAGACAGATTATAAATGGGATGATATGGTTTCAGCATGCCTTGGATTCATAACTGAAATCAGTTACAACATGGATAAGGTAGAAGTGAAAATATCTGGAATGGATAAATTACTTGATCAAGAAAAACAATTCACTTTCTCACAAAGAAAAAGGTCTGAAATCGTAAAAGAAATCATTGAATCAAGTGGATTGAAAGCAAAGGTAGATGTCACAGGCCTTGTTGATGATGTATGTGATTTCACTAATGTTTCCAGTTCAGGAGATAGTGGTTCAGGTGAAAACAGTGGCCTTAAAGGAGGTCAAGGTGAAGATATTGATAAACTTGTTGCAAAATGGGTTGGCAGTGAAACTGATGAACTGAAAAAAGCACAGAAAATTCATGCAGGATTAAGAGATGATGTTGGAATCATCTATCAATATTATTATAACTCTAAATATGAAACTCCTGAAAACTGTTTGAAACATGCAAACAGTCCAGGGTTAAACTGTGGCGATACAGCGATATTAACTACTGCATGCATGTTAAGCGGAGGTTTAACAGCATATATAGTATTACGCTGTGATTCTGCTCATTACTTCACAGTTATTGAAATTGGTGGTAAGAAATATTATTCAGATTTAACCTGGTCTGAAGGTGCAAGATCTCAAAGACCATGGAACGAAGTATGGCAAGGAAACACATGCGGAAATAAATATAACGATGGTACTAGAATACCAGTAGATTAAAGGAGGATAATATGGCTACATACTGGGTTTGCAGCGACAATATCGATGGTAAAGAAAACAGTAGAATTGAAGCATTATGCAAAGCCCTAAAAGAAAAAGGACACAACGCAAGTAATGGTGGAGTCGGCTCAAATACTGTTCAATCACATGGGCAAACAAGCTCTGCAAATGGCCAGATAGGAGTCTTCATCTGCGGTGGAGTGGATATTCAAGTATTTTGGGATTTCGTTCAAGGAATAGGCAGTTACTATCATTATAAAAGATTCATTTATGTTTATGCTTCAGATACCGCAACAACTGATAAATGGTTAACCTGTAATGGTGCTAAAAACACGCCTACAGTTCAAGCATGGGATGACAATTATAGTGGAGGTCAAGGAGATGCAATCGGAAAAACTGTTGACCAATACTGTAACGAACATAAAGACAAAATATGGTATGCCTGTGGACCTCTTGGATGCACTTTCAATGATGTTATACAAAACTTCCTGAAAGGGGAAGGTGCAGGAGATTCTACAGATGACACCAAAAAAGAAGGCACTTCAGGTTCAAGTATTAAGGATGCTTTGAAAAAAGCGGTCAGTAAATGGGATGGTGATGTTGAGGTAAAAATAGTAGATGATACTGTGTATGTTAACAAAATTCCAGATCCATCAGATACCAAACTTGTTATCGATGAATATAACCATTCTTATTATGATTCAATTACCGTTACAGATATCAATCAAGATACTGTAAATCAGTTAATCACTAATTTTGGAGATTATGAGTTAACAATCAAAGATGATGTGCTTATTAAAAGATTTGGTTTGAAACCACAAAGAATAGAATTAGAAAATACTGTTAAAACATTAAACGATGCTAAAAAAGCTCTTCAAAGAGAATGGAATAAAATTCGCCGTGATGATGGTAGAAGTGTAGAGTTAAAACTCACTGGAAACCCAAATATCAAAGTGGGTAGATGGGTTAGAGTATACTTGCCATCTTATTTTATTGATGATTATATGTACATCAGCAAGGCCTCTCATGATGAAGATGCTAGTGAATGGAATACTAGCATAACTCTTGTTGATTATCCTCCAAGTTTCGGTGCATATGTTGAAGAAACTAAAGAAACTGAAACTGAAGATACTGACATTGATAGTACTGATACTGATGCTACAGCAGATACGGAGGAGGAGTAAAATGAACAGTAAAGATATAACAGTAACAAAACCACGTGCTAAAAATGCAGTACAAAAACATATAGACAAGGTTGTAACCCCAAAGATAGATAATGCTGTTAAAACTGCTGTTGAAAACGAAAGAATCAGAACTGGAGTCATAACTAAATTCTACCCTTATCTTGATAAGGCCATGGTGAAGTTAGATCATACCAATAAGTTAATCTTATGCAAAATATTACACCGCTACGGTGGAGATCTGTTTGATTTTTACACTCCATTATCATATAAGAAAGTTTATGATGAGAAATTAAAAGAGCCTGCAATTGTTCCCAAAGCTGCACATCACGTTTGCGTATTACAGATTCATGATGCAGACAGTGAAGAAAACCTCATATTAGGATATTACCAAAATGAGGAAATTGTAGGTTTCAGCCCTGCTGCTCCAGGAAACATGAAATTAATGTCTATGGGAGAAGTGAATAATTACTGGATTAACTTCGGCCGTGATGGTTTGGATTTAAGATTACCCAAAAAACCAACAATGAAAGTTGGAAAAGTAAACGTTCAAATGGAAGATGAAGAATATTATACCAAAGAAGAGGTAGATGAAATAATTAAGGATACTGCTGATAATACTGCTACTTTCAAGGAGTTATTGGAGGTCAGTCAAAATTATAATGAAACTTCAGAGAATACATATACTCTTTTCAGAGGTGATTGCTGGACTATAAATAATAACTTTGAATCAAGTGCAGCAATTACCAGTGAAACAACTACAGATTTCAGAGTAAACGGTACATTCAGAACCAAATCAGATATGATTGGATTATACTGGAATTCAAAAGACCTCATAACACATCCCTACATCAGCTATGGAGAACACAGTGACTATAGAGGAGTAACATTAGAATTTGATTATTCGATGACTGGATGCAGAGATTTCAATCATAACAGCAGCAGTATTACACTTGCTGCAAATACTGGTGAAATATATTACCTGCAATTGAATAGGTTCATCAATAATGGTCATGTTACATTGGATTTCAGCAGCTTGACTTTACTCCCAGGAAATCAATATATAGATAGAAATGGTCATGCTGTTACTGTAACTACTGAAACTCCTGTGGATGTCACTAACTTGAAATTCATAATGTTTGTTTTGATTCCTACTGTGTATGAGGAAAATCCTTTAGGTTATGAGATTATGTCCAATGTTGATTTCAATTGTGAAATCACAAATATTAGTGTTACTAATGGTTATATCTGTAATGAGCATACTTTCCTTGAACCTCATAAATATCGCCTTTGTGAGGGTTACGATGATTTCTATAATATGAATCCTAAACGTGTTTGCAAGGAAATGCGTAAACTTGGATACAATTCCTGGTTGGATCTATATATTGGGGCATCACATTTCTATGAAAAAAGCGGTACTCCTGGTGAAATCATTGATGTGTCTAATTTTGACCATACCAGAACTGAGATGATGACACTTAACAAAAATGTGCCTTTGAATAAATCTTTCCGTGCCTGGTTGGATTGTTACAGTAGGGAATTGAAAGCCAATGATTGTGAAAACCTTGTAATAAGTGTATCTATGGAGAATCTGCAATGCCCTAGTGCGTGGAGGCAAAAAGATTGCAATGGAAATGATGCAATAACTGGATGGATACCATCAACATTCTTTTACACTCCTTGCAATAGTGAAGTTGCACCATATATGCAATCAGTTAGTGAGGCTTGTTTGGATATTGTTGTTGCAAATAATATGCAACCAATATTGCAAATGGGAGAGGCCTGGTGGTGGTGGAATGAAAATGACCATCCAAATCAACCTCCTTGTTTCTATGATGCAGGAACAAAAGCAGCATATCTTCAAGAGTTTGGAGTTAACATGCCTGAACATACTACTGCATGGGATAAAGTATACGATAAATCATTAATGTATTGGTTAAATCAAAAACTCTGTGAATATAGTGACAAGTTAAGAGAAGTTGTTAAATCTGATAAATACACTAATGGGTTATATATGGCCTTGTTTTTCCCACCATCCGTACTTGATAAAGACAGAGTACCTCCAATGATGAAAGAAGTCAATTACATCAAAGGAGCATACTCCCCAGAAAAACTTGATGTACTACAATTAGAAGATTACGATTGGGTAACAGGCATAACTCCAGAAACAAAGGAAAGAGATAGAAGTCACCATCCTCAAGTCTACACTATAGGCCAATCATTAGGATTCCCTGAAGACAGATTACATTATTTCGGCGGTTTCGTACAATACCCAAAAGATGCTGTTGAATACTGGAGATTAATCAAAGAAGCAATGGATACAGCAATACAAAAAGGATTCAAAGAAACCTTTGTATGGGCAGGAAGCCAAGTCCGCAGAGATAACAAGATTATTGGATATGATAATTACGAATTAGTTTTACAATTAAAAGGATGAGATTTAATGTTACCAATAGACCCTAATAGTTACGATTACAGGTTTAACAAAACCCTGAACGAAGATGTAAAATTAAAAAGTGATGAATATGGCAAATATGATTTGGACATGGACAATGGTGATTATATTAATATCACTGGTATTGCTTCTTTACAGAATGCCTGCATAATAGCAATACTAACAAGATATGGTGAACTAAAAACAAATCCAACTTATGAGGAATTCGGCTGTAGAGTACATGACTTAATAAAAGGAAATAAAACCAAATTACTATTATTTGAAATGGAAACCAGTCTAACAGAAACATTACAAAATATGAGAAGAGTTAGAACTGTTGATTATTTAGAGATTACAGAATCAGATAAACATTCTTATGATGTTCTTTTTAAAGTTACCAGTATTAATGATGAAACTGTGAAAGGTAAGGTGGCCATATGAATTATGTTGAAAAAACTTATGAAGAAATCTTCAATGCAGCTTTACAGGACATGCTTGAAAGTGGAATGGTTAGTCATGCTGAAGACTTTGAAGATTTCATAGCAAACAAACAAGATATCAGTAACTATTATGTGATGGATAAATCAGTGATAAGTCAGATGATCTCCAAGATTTATAGTGAAGGAATCACTCCTACGTATGAATCTGCAAAAGTGGAATATGCCGAAGGAACAGACCTTGATAATATAGGTGAAACTGTTGGAGTGTTAAGGCCTGAAGCAACAGCCGCTGAAGTTCAGGTTACATTCACATTAAATGAAACATTAGAAGAAAATGTTAACATTCCTGCAGGATTATTATTAAGTACTCGTTCAGGAATAAGATATACAACATTGGAAAATGTCTTCATAGCAGCAGGTGAAACCACCACAATAATAACTGCAAGGGCGGTTGAACCTGGAGTGAAAAGTAAGATCATTGAAAACACATTAACACAAATAGTTGATGACCTCACATATCAACTAACTGTAAACAATCCTGCCAGTAGTACTGGAGGAGCGGAAGCTTACACTGATGATGAATACCGTTACTTAATAATGAATCATAAGAAAATCAATTTAAAAGGTTCAAACGAAGCTTTTGAATATTACTTTGCAAACTTCAACGGCATAGAATCATATAAACTCGTTCCTAACTGGAATGGAACAGGAACAATCAAATGCATACTTGACCCTGGAACAGACTATCAACTAAACAAAGCATACACTGAATTACAAAAAAGTGTTGTTCAAGCAGATGGGGACATCTTCATGTCAGCACCAATCGACAAATACATTGACATATATGCTATAGTCAACATTGACATAGACCAAATAAACCCATACAGTCAAGCTGAAAAGAATGACATCAAAGCAAAAATAATACAATCAATCAAAGTTTTCGTTGATGGAGGATACAGGAACAATGGAACATGGTATACTGGCCTTGCATTAGGTGAAGATTTCATACCTCACAAACTCGCAGTATTCTTAGACAATGAAATTCCAGAATTGAAAAACATTACTTTTAATTATCCTGAAGATTACATTGAAATTCGTGATGAGGAAATCGGCGTGTCAAACGAAATTACAATTGAGATGGTGTAGATGAAAGATAGTTTGAAGAGTCTTTTGGGAATGTTTCCTTATTTCTTTAAAAAGGATGAGAATTCCAATTTTTATAAATCTCAAAACATTACCAACAATCTTTTGAAAGATGTTTATCAAGCATTGTTTGATACAGGTGAAAGTTTTCGATTAGGGAAAAGGGTTCTTGTTTGGAAGGAGCAAAGTGAAGCGTATAATTACACTATTCATTTTGTTGCTAATTTCCCTTACTTGAAAACAGTTACATTGTACAAAAATGATACTGTGATATATACTGAATCATTCGATTATGATGACAATGTTGATTCCTTTAATTATTCTTACACTCACAGTACATTAGATGATATTGTAGGTAATGAAACCCCTGAAATAATACCTCAAGACAAATTTAAAATAATCGCTGAAACATATGAGGAACACTGTATCAAAAAAGGGTTTCCTGAAAACGATACAATACAAGGTAATGAGTTTGATCATGATGAAAGTTTGGATGAAATAGGAGCATTACATGACATCCCAAGAAAACAATACATCATTGTAGATGAAGACCTATATCCAACAACAGAACCAACCTATAATGACAGGTTAACCGAAGATGATTACCATTACATGAACAGGATAATAGGATACCTATATCGATTACATACAGAGCCTTTGCCAGTAGCGGAAATATGGAAACTCTACGGCATAGAATCAAAAATGGAAAACAGACAAAAACTATTACTCAAAGTTTTCGATATGGAAAGACATCCTAATTTTCATGATCCTGATGGGGATGGTGATGGATGGTATAGTGGAACATATGATGAAGAAACTGGAGAAATCATCCCATGGCAGCCGAAACAATGGGAACACCTAGACCAATTCTGTGATGACAGAAGCTTACTAGGGAAATATTTCTTTGTGAAAACATCAACCAGAATACCAACAAAAAACCAACCTGTAACATTATACTTTAGTTTCCTTAACAGCTTAGCAGAACCATTAACAGGTGACTTCCTGGTAGACATATACTTAGGGGAAACTGCAATAGTAACCAATTGCAACACACCTACATACATATTAACTGCTGATAATATTCCACAGGAAGAAACCAGTACATTCACAGTAATTGGAAAAACCAGTACTGGAGAAATCATAGGAACAGAACAAATAACAATCACAGTAAGAGGATGTACAAATGCTGACTTCTATGTTTCCACCAGTGGTTCAGATGAAAATGATGGAAGAACTAGTTTAACACCGTTTGCAACAATACAAAAAGCAGTAGACAAAGCAAACGGAAATCAAAACTTGATAGCAGTAATATCTGGGGATTATACTCTCACAGAACCTATAACAATTAACAGGTCATGCAGCATATTAGGATGTACTGAAGTAGAAATAGATAACGATCATTCAAATGTATTCTTCAGAGT